CCAGAGCGCCTTTGTAGCTGCCCTTGAGCAAAGCGCCCAGGTCTTTGAAGCCCGCGTTGACTTGCTTGACGCCATCGCTCATGCTGCCGGTGGCCCGGCCCGCTGCCTCCTGCTCCCTGGACATTTTGCCGAGGAGGTCATTATTTGTTTTAAGTTCGCGCTCCATGCCGATCAATTCGGCCTGGGCCTTATTCAGCTGAATCTGCCAGTTTTGAGTACGGCGGTCGTTTTCACCAAAAGAAGAAGCGGCGTTTTCCAACGCCGCCTTGAGGGTGGTTATTTTATCCCGCTGCTGTTCAATCTCCCGATTGAGCAGGGTATTGCGTGATGTGACCGCCTGTATGGATTTGTCGTTTTTATCGAATTGCGCGGTGACAAGCTGCATCTCGGAACCGAGTACTTTGAAGGCTTGGTTGATATCGCGCAAGCTTTGCTTGAACTCGCGTTCGCCTTCTATGCCGATTTTAAGCCAAAGGAATCTGCGATGGCAATCACCCCCCAACTATTGAAAATTCTTATAGAAATGCAAGCCTTATGATATACATTGACAAGCACCAGTTTAGGCTATATAATAGAACCCAGACGGAGCAAATATAAGAGCAGAGATGGAGGATTTCACATGTTCAATGAAATCTGTATCTATGAGGCAAAAATCGAAAAACAAGAGGAAATCGAAACCCTCATGAAGGACGTTGCAGCGTTTTATATAACGCAACCGGGCATTCTGGATGTTAAGTATATCAAGCGCACTCACCGGCAGGAGGACTTTAACGCCGTGAAAGAGGGCAAGCCCCCCATCCGGCTGACGCGCTATGTCGGAAAAGTCACGTATATGCTCTATCTGGTTTGCGAGGACGAGGAAGCCCATGCGCGGTTATGCAAGCCTGCGCTGGAAATGTTCTATAAGCGGTGGAACCGCTGCCTAACCACCATGCCGAAGATACTGCTCGGCGAAAATATAGTTTGATATCGAAGGAGACGCAACATGAAAAAAAGAGTTATTACAGGTATACTTTTAGGGGTCTGTGCGGGGATTATTGATATAACCCCAATGATGTTTCAAAAATTGCCGTTAGTTTCAATTCTGTCGGCATTTTCGATGTGGGTGGCCCTGGGCTTTATAATCAGCACGTCCGCACTGAAAATACCTGGGGTGCTAAAGGGACTATTGCTTTCGTTTTTGATGCTCTTGCCAAATGCCATATTGATTGGAAACGAAGAGCCTTTCTCGCTAATTCCGATTGGCATAATGACTGTAATATTGGGTGCGCTGTTAGGCTTTGTTTCTGATAAAATTCTCAACAAGAAAAACCGCTAAATCCCGCCCGGAATCACGTCGTCAATCGACTGCTCCCGCGCCACTTTTTCTATGCCTAAAAATTGCTTGTGGCAAGTCCACAAGTCTAAAAATAACCCGATGGGCATGAGCCAGAAATCCTCCGGCCTCATGCCCATCTGCACCATGCCGTAATAGAGCAGCCTCGTGAAAGTTTCGTCGTCCGTCACGAGGCCGGTTGGTTTTTTGATGCATCGCTCCCGGCAGCATCCTCCGCGCTGACCACATTCCGGGCCGTGCCCCGCGTCATGGCTATCGTGATAGCATCCTTATATTCTGCCAAGTCGAGGGGCGTGGTCAATAGTTCCACGGCTTCCTCGGTGAGCAGGGGCTTTGTGTTTTCCGGGTTCCACAGGTTGTAAATAGCAATTGGCTGGTTCGCCAAAAGCGTTATGAGGTATACAAACTCGTCGAGGGCAAGTTCGAAATTCTCCGTTTTCAGGAGCTTGTCGCCCAACTGCTCCAAGCCGCCGTAGCGTTTGGCGATCAATTTTGTTGCGCGAGTTGTGAGCAGGAGTTCATATTCCTGCTTGCCTATGGTAATAACAGCACTGCGTTCGTCCATGATGATTTCTCCTTATTCTTCAATTTTGAAAACAGGTTCATACACTTTTTTAAACCACTCGGCAATCACGGCTTCGGTGCCGGAGTCGCCTTCCGTGGCCTCGGATTTCCAGGGGTGTTTTCCCTTGCCGTCCGGCTTGTTTCGCCGCATGATGGTGCCCTCCACCGTGGGGGTCTGGAACTGGATAGAATCACCCTTTGTTTGGAGATTCGTCGACGGCACCGCGAACTTGACGCGATAGAGCCAGAAGTAGCGATAGCGATTGTCGGGCTTGAGCGCACGGAATCCGACCGCCACAAGGCAGCCGTCGTCCTCGCTGGCGGCGACCAGGACGCCGTTATCGTCAACACTCGCGCCGGTAAGGTCGGAGGCCACCGCGACGCCGATATCTTCCACGCCGAGAGACAGCTTGCCGCTCTTAAAAAGTTTGATGGCGTGGGCCAAGGCGTCGTCGGCGAAAAGCGCTGCCTCGTTTAGTTCGATGCTCAGGTCGGCCTTGATGGCCTTGGCGAGAAATTGTGGAATGCCGTAGGTTTCGAGGCCCTTCGCGTCCTCGGTGATTTTTGCGTAAAACATACTGTCTAAACCGATTGTTGCCACGTGTTATTCCTCCCATTTGTAAGTAGCCGCGACGTCGGCGGCCCAATGAAAATATGCTGTATCATCTTCCCGGCCAATGTAGCGGCGGTCGGTGATGGTGAAGCCTGCTTTTATCAGGGCTTTTGTGAGCCGCCGCCTAGTCGCCTGGTAATTGCCCTTGCTGTAAAGCGAAAGCCGGGCCTCCTGTGTTTCATATTCCGGGCGGTTATCGCAATGCAACACGAAAGTGTCGCCCAGCGGCGTCACAATCACATATTGATCCGGGGCCTTGCCGGAGAAAACGCCTGTTTCCACAGGCAGGCCCAGCCCGGTAATGAGCGTGTCAAGTTCCGATGTAATGGTCATTTTTTGATTTCACTCTCCAAGACCTGTTTCATTTTTGCAATGCAGGCTTCCCGGCTGGCGATTTTAGCGGGCTTGAGGAATGGGCGCGGCGGCTGGCCGTGTTTGCCGTGCTCGAGGATTGAAGCCAACTTCGCGTTGCTGTCGCCTTTGCCTTTTCGCGGTTCGGCGAAGCCTACTTTGACGTCGTAGTTCCCCCTGCGGTCAAGCCGCGCCGGGGAAAGCCCCAGCGACCGCTCCAGTTCGCCGGTAGATTTGCCGGAAAGCACGGCCCGCAGCCGGACGCGCACGTGCTCCAGCACAACTTCGCCGCCCGCCGCCAGAACCTTTGGGACAATTTCGTCGGTGCGGGATTCCAGCCGGGATATCTGGTTGAGGAATTCCTCAGGCATTTTCCATGATGCGCTGGCCAATGGCTTCAATCTCCTTGCATAAAACTTCGCAATACATTTTTTTGAGCACCTCCACGGAAAGCACCTCGAAGCGGCCCGCCGCGCTTTCTATTATATATAAAGGCTCTATGGACAGGCCGGGGATCACCCGGAAGCGGAACAGGGCGGTCGCTTCGGAAAAGGCGGCCCGGTTGGCCCAGCGGATATTTCCGTGACGCTGCTCGAAATATGCGCGGGTGGATTTCACGGGTTGGTCGCTGGGGGTAGCGAAGCCGTCCGCGTCTTTGGTGTAGACCACGCGGAAGATCTCAATGGGCGTGTTCATTTTGCCATAGCTCATTGATATCCCACCCCCACAAAGTCTAGCAGTTCCCGCAGGCCCAGCTGATTGATCACATAATCGTGCTGCTTGGGATGCGTCACGGCCAGCCGCTGAAAACGGTTGACTTTATGCAAGTGGCACCCCACCGGGCAAAAAATACAGCCCGTGCGCTTTTCCCCGGTGGTGGTGAGTTTCCCCTTTTTGTCCTCGACGATTTCGCCGTAGACGCTGGCATATGGGATATTGAAGTCACAAAGATAGCGCAGTATATCCTGCTCCGTCCAAAACGACAGCGGCTTGGATGCCGGGCGTTTTGTATCAAAGGAATTACAGCCGGTTTGGAGCCAGCTCTCTTTGCGGCGGCGGCTTTCCGTTGCCATGATCCCCATGATCGGATGCTTGCCGGTCTGCCGGGCATAAATATTGAGGGGCCGCTCCTTCATGATCTCGCAGCAGGCGTCGGAAATTTTCACACCGCTGTCAAGCAAATAGGCCCACTTTCCGTAGCGGTCACGCCGGAACCCGCAGGAGGAACCGTCAGGGTTGACGCCTGCCAAGCGGTCAAGTGCCCACTGGCTCCCTTTTTGGGCATAGCGCAATGTCCGCGCCACGTCCTTTGAGGGGTAACACCAGCCATGGGTGCGCACGACTTCATCAAAGCGCATAGCCGGGCGCAGCACAGTAACATTATCATGCGATAGCGCAAACTGGCGAACCTCCGGGAATTCCAGCCCCGTGTCAACATATACGGCCTCAATATACGGGAAGCAGCGCCGTGCCAAGTCCAGCAAAACGGTGGAATCTTTGCCGCCTGAAAACGAAATATACACCTTGCCGCCCCAGCGAAAATACCACTCAATGATCCGGGTCTGCGTGACCTGCACCTTGCGCTCCAGGGGCCACGCCTGCATGATCTTCAAGTCCTCCGGGGT